AAAGTGCGCGGGGTGAACTTCGGGTGGAAAGCGAAGAACCCGGTGATGTGGGGTAACAAGAGGGCTGAGATGTGGGGAGCCATGCGGGACTGGCTCAAGACGGCCAGTTTGCCCCAAGACAGAATGCTCAAAGCCGATCTAGTCGGGCCGATGAAGAAGCCCAACTCGGCGGGGACTATCTTTCTAGAGGGGAAAAAGGAAATGAAAGCCCGTGGACTAGCCTCGCCCGATGCGGCTGACGCCCTAGCCGCGACATTTGCGTTTCCCGTGGCACATCGGGAGTACAATGATCGCAGGACGCCCCGCGTAAACGCGCAAAACGGCTCTGCCGCTACTTCTTGGATGGGATCGTAATGGCTACTAAGAAAAGTGTTTCCTTGAGCGTTGGGCGCGGTGAGAAGCTGCCTGCCAGCCAAGGTGCCGGTTTGACCGCTAAAGGGCGCGAGAAGTACAACGCCGCTACTGGATCGAACCTCAAAGCACCAGCCCCCAGCCCCAAGACGAAAGCCGATGCAGGGCGCAAAGCTAGTTTTTGCGCTCGTATGGAGGGAGTGGTTAAGAACGCCAAAGGTGACGCAGAACGCGCCAAGGCATCACTTAAACGATGGAAGTGCTAATCATGGCTACTAAACCCGGACTCTACGCCAACATTCACGCTAAACAAGAACGCATTAAGGCCGGTTCCGGTGAGAAGATGCGTAAACCCGGTTCCCCGGGTGCGCCCACCAACAAAGCGTTCAAAGAGTCGGCTAAAACGGCGAAAAAGGGCAAATAATGCCTCTCGTAAAATCCGCCTCCCCAAATGCCTTTCGCAAGAATGTCAAGGCCGAAATAAATGCGGGTAAACCCGTAAAACAAGCCGTTGCCATCGCGTATTCCGTCAAACGACAAGCGGCGGCTAAAACCCCCGCTGCCAAGCCCAAAAAATGACCCTGCAAGCCCTTCAAGACTGCCTTATCGTCCGTCCTGATCTGGAAAAACACGATCTTTTTGTCCTTTTGCGTCAAAAACAGACCGGTGAGGGCACCGTTATCTCTGTCGGCTCGGGTGCAGAGGATGTAAAAGTGGGCGATCGGGTGCTATTTGGCGATTCCATCGGTCAAGACCTAAAATGGGAAGGGCACGACCTTCTCGTGATGCGAGAGGCACACATCCTCGGAGTATTTAGCGCATGAAAGATGTCACCGGAATCGCAGCCGCAGCCAATGTGGCAAAAAATGGCCCGTACCCGTCCAAGGGCGGTTCCGAAGAGATCCTGACCACGGCTCGGGCGCGGATGGACATGGCAATTTCTGCCCTGTCCGANAGCCGTGAGGACGAAGTTGACGACCTCAAGTTCTACGCCGGTTCCCCGGACAACTGCTGGCAGTGGCCTGCGGATGTCCTAGCGACCCGAGGGGCGGTTCAAGGCCAGACGATCAATGCTCGGCCCACCTTGACCATTAACAAGCTGCCCCAGCATATCCGGCAGGTCACCAACGACCAGCGCCAGAACCGCCCCTCGGGTAAAGTCATCCCTGCTGACGACAAAGGTGATGTCGAGGTTGCCGAGATTTACAACGGCATGGTGCGGCACATCCAGTACATCAGCGACGCCGATGTCGCCTACGACACCGCTTGCGAGAACCAAGTTGCCTACGGCGAGGGCTACATCCGCATTCTGACCGAGTACTGCGACGACAAGACCTTCGATCAAGACCTCAAAATTGGTCGGATTCGCAACAGCTTCAGCGTCTACATGGATCCGCTGATCCAAGACCCCTGCGGGTCTGATGCCCGGTGGTGCTTCATTACCGAAGACATCCCCCGCGATGAGTACGAGCGGATGTACCCGGACTCGGCCCCGATCACGACCCTGCAAACGCTGGGCGTGGGCGACCAGAACCTGTCGCAGTGGCTCAATGAAGACACGATCCGCATCGCTGAGTATTTCTATGTCGAGGTTGTCCGTAAAACGCTCAACCTGTACCCGGGTAATGTGACCGCGTTTGAGGGCACCCCCGAGGACAAGATGCTTAAGATGCAGTTCCTGAAGCCTCTCAAGAGCCGGGAATCGGACATCAAGCAGGTCAAGTGGTGCAAGATCAACGGCTACGAGATTCTTGAGCAGTCCGACTGGGCTGGCAAATGGATCCCCGTGGTGCGCGTGGTCGGCAACGAGTTTGAGGTTGATGGTCGTTTGTATGTCAGCGGTCTGGTGCGTAACGCCAAGGACGCCCAGCGGATGTACAATTACTGGGTGTCTCAGGAAGCGGAGATGCTGGCTCTGGCTCCGAAAGCCCCGTTTATTGGCTACGGTGGGCAGTTTGAGGGCTACGAGACTCAGTGGAAGACGGCTAACACGCAGAACTGGCCGTATTTAGAGGTAAACCCTGATGTAACCGATGGTCAGGGTAGTATGTTGCCGCTGCCCCAGCGGGCGCAGCCTCCGATGGCGTCTAGCGGGCTTTTGCAGGCTAAAGCAGGGGCATCCGAAGACATCAAGTCGGCTACGGGTCAATATAACGCCTCGCTTGGCATGACGAGCAATGAACGCTCGGGTAAAGCCATTTTGGCTCGCCAGCGTGAGGGCGATGTTGGCACCTACCACTATGTTGACAACTTGGCCCGCGCCGTGCGCCACATCACTCGGCAACTTGTTGACCTAATCCCGAAGATCTATGACACCGAGCGCATCGCCCGAATCATTGGCGAAGACGGCGAAGTGGACAATGTCAAGATCAATCCGGCGCAGCCCGAGGCGATGAAGAAGATTGTCGATCAGACGGGTAAGGTGATTGACAAGGTCTACAACCCCGGCGTCGGCAAGTACGATGTAATTGTCTCCACCGGCCCCGGCTACGCTACCAAGCGCCAAGAGGCTTTGGAAGCGATGGCTCAGTTGCTCCAAGGCAACCCTCAACTGTGGTCTGTTGCCGGTGACTTGTTCGTCAAGAACATGGACTGGCCGGGTGCTCAAGAAATGTCTAAGCGGTTTGCCAAGACCATTGATCCGAAGATCATGGCTGACGACGAGGATCCGGTGGTGGCCGCTGCTAACCAGCAGGTTGAAGCCATGAACGCCGAGATGCAGAATATGCATCAGATGCTTGTCAATGTGCAAAACTCGATGGAAGCCCGCGATCTGGAAATCAAGGAGCAGGCTAACCAGATCAAGATTTACGAGGCCGAAACGCGCCGCATCGCCGCTGTTCAAGCTGGCATGAGCGAGCAACAGATTCAGGATATTGCGATGGGTGTAGTTGCTGCTGCGCTGGAGAGCAACAACCTCATCGCGGCTGAGATGCGTGAATCTTCGATGGAAGAAATGCAGCAACCGATGCAAGAGATGCAGCAACCAATGCAAGAGATGCAGCAACCGATGCAGCAGGGAGGTATGGCATGAAAGCCGCCGAATTCGTAGGCACCTTGTTCTTAGCACGGGATGTGGCGCACTCTGTCCACCTCAACACCCGCAGCTTCTCGAAGCACATGGCGCTCAATACCTTCTACGACGAGATTATTGATCTTGCCGACAAATTTGCCGAAGCGTATCAAGGGCGACATACCCTCATCGGCCCCATCAGCCTGATGACTGCCAAAAAGACCACCAACATCACCGAGTTTCTTGAAGCCTCGCTTAAAGAGATTGAGGATGGTCGTTATTCGGTGTGCGAAAAGTCGGATACACCGATGCAAAACATCATCGACGAGATCGTCGGGCTGTACCTTTCAACCCTCTACAAACTCAAGTTTCTGGCATGATTAACTTAAGTGGGCAGATGGGTGAGTTGCGTTTTTCTGTCGAGGTAAAACGCGCCGACACTGGAAAAGTCGAGCAGTACGAACTGGTTGGCTACCTCGATGAAGATAAACTGAAGGAGTTTCAAAATGGCAGTGACCCACAGCACGGCAGCACGGAACGCAGCGACTGACGCTGTCACGGCGCTGATTAGCACCAGCGGCAATTTGGTGTTCCGCACATCCCCGTCTTCGGTGGCATCACCCGGCACCGCTGTTGCCACTTTGCCGCTGTCTGCAACGGCGTTTGGCGCATCGTCTAGCGGTACTGCCACGGCTAACGCTATCACCAGCGACACCAACGCAGCGGGTAACGCCTCGCCCGTGGCGTTTGCAACGCTACAAACCTCTGGCGGCACCATCGTGATCCACTGCGCTGTGGCTGCGTCGGGCTCGGACATCAACATGACCAACGGCCTCACGGTTGCTTCTGGCGACACTGTTTCTTGCAGTTCTCTGACCTACACTGCGCTGACGGCGTAAGTCATGGTCAAGATCGATTTTGAGTTTGACTCCCCTTACGGGGTTTTCCGGGATGCGCTCCATCTTCCGGAAGATCACGGCATGAGCGACGCTGAGATTCAGGGAATGAAGCAGCAGCGTTTTGATTACTGGCTGGCGTTTGTGACACCACAGGAGCCTGTGGATGGCGAATAGGTATTGGGTCGGAGGCGCTGGTACTTGGAACACCACTAGCACAACAAACTGGTCTGACACTTCTGGCGGATCGGGCGGCTT